AACTGGTTATATAGTGTCAAAGAGACTAAATATCCGCAGGTTGCTCCGTAAACATCGATCCGATTGTATGCAGAGGCTTGACGGTATATCGATGTATGAAGAACCGCCATACAGCCATGATATGAAGCAAATCATTAAGGCTTGCGAAGATGATATACGAATGATCGATAAGATTGTTTTTACATTCTTTGAAAATCAAGGAGAAGTAAAACATTTATGTGTATACAATCAAGATGTAAATCACAAATGTATGATTTGTGGTTGTCAATTATAACAAACAGGCCGTTTGCGAGAGTTCCGCGAACGGCACAACGAGCCGAGGGGTTAGATATGAGTTTATCAGCATTTAAAATGGAGCTCAAAATTATAGAGCGTAAATTGAACATCGGTGTTTTGCAAGATATAGAAACAGATAGATCTCTCATTGAGAGAAAAGAGTATCTACAAAAACAAATTGATATGATGGAAAAACCGATGAACTACTCTTTAGTGTCCGGCGGCGTAAAAGCCGGGAAGCGTGAGAAGATAGCCGAAGCGGTGGAAAAGCTCGATGGCCGAGTCCTCGTTACTATCCGGGAAGCTACCGGGAATTTTAAAACGGTATCAATGACCCCAGAGGACGCCGCTCGGCATATTCGCGGGCCGCAAGGATACGACGAAGAAAAGGCATTGCCTATTTTGAAGGCTTTTGTCGATGGAAAGAGAGCGAAATCTTTCGACGAGATGAACAATGAGGCTAGAACTCCGGAAGAGTTCGAAAAGTTGGTAAATGAGAATTACCCGGCCGAAGTTGTTACAGTAGATACAAAGGGGGAAGAGTGACACCGGCAACGAATACGGGAACGCTCAAGCGGGATCACGTTTATTACCTTGAAATAGAATTAGGCGGGTCGGAGACAGTGAACGACGGCCCGTTTTACGAATTTAGTTGTAAAGTCCAAAAGAGACAGAGCAAGAAGCGGGAGAGCCGCCTCTCTGTTTTACTAAATAGCCTCAAAAAGGCATTGTTACAATATTGGGAAACGGGGGCCCGTTAATGTTTGATGTAGCTTTACCACTATCGGAGAATCTCGGGTCGGCATTGGGCCCGATTGTTATAATCATTGGGGCCGCGACTTTGTTCGGGGCCCGTGCCTTTTGGCGGCGGTTCGGACCTATCCCGGATTATCGTCGGAAATACGTCGAGGAATACGGCTATATTTTACCGAAGCGGTGGCAAGTCCACCACATCGACAAAAACCGCCGGAATAACAAGCGGTCGAACCTCGTCGCCCTACCGTATGGATTACATAGGATTTACCATTTGAACGACTACGCTCTCGGGAAAATCGATTTTCTAATCCGCGGCGGGTATGAAGGGGAGTTCAAGCGGGCAAAGGTACACGCGGAGGAGCTTTTGGACGCGGCGGAATTTATCGGCCTTTGTTACAAATATCGGGACAACGAGAAGAAGCTCCGGAGGATCGACGAACTATTCGCCGGGAGAAACGACTCTCTCCCGGAAATCGACCGGCGTCAATTATGAGAGCCCGGGAGTACTTAAAACGACTCTCCGACATATATAGGGGGGTTTTCTTTTTATTGGTTTACATTACGACGTTTCTATTTTATAGAGTACGACGAATAAAAGGGGGCAAGGTAAAATGCAAATAGTCGACGTTAAAATAACGGATCTCACCGGGGCCGACTATAATCCCCGGACTCTCACCGTCAAAGAGTTTGACGACCTTCGGGATAGTATCGAAAAATTCGGAATTGTAGAGCCCGCCGTAATCAACACACACAAAGGACGGGAAAACATAATCGTCGGGGGACACCAACGAATAGAGGTTGCTCGATCTTTGGGCCTCGAGCTTTATCCGGTCGTTTACGTTGACCTCGACGAAGAAGAGGAGAAAGAGCTCAATATCCGACTAAACAAAAGCGGCGGACGTTGGGACTTCGACAAGCTCGCGAACCTCTTCGAAATCGACGATCTCCTCGAATGGGGGTTCTCGGAGAGCGAACTCCTCGGGCGATGCGACGAAATACTCGACGGGTTAAGAACCGAATCAAGCGAAGCGGGCGACACCGAAGCGACGGAAGAAGCGGAAGAGGAGCCCGAAGAGTATCCGGAAGAACAAAGCCCGCGACTCGGAGCCGTATCGGTCCGGGGTGACGTTTGGCAGTGTGGTATTCACCGGGTAATGTGTGGAGACTCTACTCAATTCGGGGATATCGAAAAGCTCCTCATTCCGGAGGAGGAAATCGCGACAATTTACGCGGGCAAATGTTCGGCGGTAAAATACCCCGAGTGGTGGATCTCGTACCGCTCAAGAGCGAAGAAGAACGCGAACGCCTTAATATTCGGCGACGCCCGGGAGTTATGGCGGTGGTGGTACTCTCCGGAGGGACTCGAAGCGGCCGAGCATTTAACATTCAACAATGAGATAGTGTGGGATCAAATGGCCCCGATATCCGAAGGCTCCGGGGCTCGTCTCTCATGTAACGCGGAAAGAGCTCTCTATTTTACCATAGGGGAGGAGCCCGGATTTTACGGCGAAGAACCGGCGACGATGTTTAGCGACATATTCCGATTTTCTCGAGACGGTGCGAAGGAGCTCGCAAAGCAACTCATAAAAACAGTATCGCCCTCATGGGGAGTAATCGCGGAGCCATTCGGCGGGGCCGGGGCAACTCTCGCGGCGTGTCAAGAAACGGGAAACCCTTCGCGGACTATGGAAATATCTCCGGAGAGAGTCGACGCTATCGTCCGTCGTTGGCAGAGACAAACAGGGGAGAGAGCAACACACGCGGAGACTGGTCAATCGTTCGAAGAGCTAGAGGCGTCTCGATAGTGGCGGCGAAGGGCCGCCCGGCCGCAAGTTCGCAGAGCTCAATATATAGGGCGAAGCCCTCGCCGTTTTTCATTTTTCGGAAATGCGGGTAATAATGGCGGAAGATAAGAAGAAAAAAGCGAAGCCGAAAGCGGTCGGAACGGGGGCGACGGTCCAATATACCCCGGAGACTCTCGTCGAGATTGAGAACGCCGTTTCGAATGGAGCGACATCGACCGCTGATATTGCCGCCGCAATTGGAGCAACGAAAGCGGCTTTTGAAAACCATAGGTTTAGAAAGAGTTCCCCGGCATTGCGGGACCGCTCGGAGGCTATCGACAGAGCAATAAAAAGAGGCCTCGCCCGGAGGCGGAATAATATCAAGGCGGTGGCCGAGGACGCTCTCCTCAAACTGATTACCGGGTTCGAACTCGTCGACGAGATAGAGGAGGTCCGGAAAAAGACCCAAAAGCGGCCGAAAGGTTGGAAACAAGGGGACCCGGAACCGGCCGAAGAGGTCAACGTATACAAGCGGCGGACCGTTAAGAAGTACGGTCCAAACGTGACGGCCGTACTATTTGCACTCGTAAACAGTGACCCGGAGCGTTGGCAGTCGATTTACTCGAGGAGCAACGACGCCGCCGAGGAAGAGCAAGACAACCGCGGGACTATTGTCTCATGGATGAAACAACAGGTAGAGCAAGGGGCGAGAATGAACGCGAGACGAATAGGGGGTCCTTTGTGAATGATTGTAATCATTTATTAGATATTGAACCGGATTACACATACGGGCCTATTTACAAGTCGACGAAGGCCGAAGTAATAGCGGCAGAGCGTGAGGGAGTGGCTAATTGGCTCGCCGGTCATTCCGGAATGGGGTCGGTGTTTAAGCGTGTCTTTGAGGAGTCGCTCCTCGGGGACGATGAATTTTTTGAGGTGAGATTCTCGCCTTTCAAATATTGCCCTCTATGTGGTGAAAAATTATGATACCTACCGACCTACAACTCGAGAGCCTCGACAGTGCGAACGCTCGAATAAACATTTGGCACGGCCCCGTAAGATCCGGGAAAACAATCGGGGCAAATATCCGTTGGGTGAAATTCCTTTTAGGGCTCGACGAACACGACTATCAAGGCAAAGGATCGTTATTCATGGCGGGGGTCTCCGTTGGTTCGGTCCTTCGTAACGTGGTTGAGCCATTGCGGGAAATGCTCGGCGATGAATGCCGATATGTTCCGTCGAGGTCAATCGTTAAAATATTGGGGCACGACGTTTACATTTTTGGAGCGGCATCGGAAGGGTCCGAAAAGCTAATCCGCGGGTTGACTTGTGCCGGGGCATTGCTCGACGAGGTAACGCTCTTGAACAAATCATTTTTTATGCAGACGCTCGCCCGTTTATCTATCAAGGGGGCGAAGCTCTTCGGGGCGACGAATCCAGACAGCCCTAAACATTGGTTAAAATCGGATTTTCTCGACAAAGCCGCCGACCACAATTTAAAAGACTACCTTTTCCCCATTACAGCAAATACCTATCTCGACCCGGAATATATCGCGGCTCTCTCCCGGGAGTACACCGGAATGTGGAGGGCTCGAAACATTGAGGGGAAATGGGTCGCGGCCGACGGCCTTGTTTACGAAGGATTTGAAGAGCGGGCCCCGTTCGTTATCCCGCAAGCTCCGGCGGCGGCCTCGTCTTATTACATAACCGTCGACTATGGGATCCAAAACCCGACCGTGTTCCTCTTGATCGGCCGGAATAGGCTAACGAGTCCCCGGATATGGTGCGAGCGGGAATATTATCACAGCGGGAGAGATACGAAGATACTCAAAACAGACAAGGAGCTCGCCGACGATTTGTTCGAATGGGCCGGGAGTGAAGTCCGTTCGAAACTACTCGGGATAGTTGTCGACCCGTCGGCCTCCTCGTTTATCGAAGAGCTCAAGCGGCGGGGCCTCCCGGTTATCAAGGCCGAAAACGAGGTTTTGCCGGGTATCCAAAGACAGGCCCGGGCGTTATTCGCCGGAGATTATGCCGTTTGTCGGGAGTGCCGGAAAACTATCGAGGAATATTTCCTCTACCGATTCGACTCGAAAGGCGTTCTTTTGGGAAAGGATATCGTCGTCAAAGACGCGGACCACACGAAGGACGCCGAGAGATATTATTTTAACACGGTAGAACACGGGCGGGGGATCGATTATGATCTCTTCGCGGCAGATTAAACAAAAGGGGCCGGGGATAATGAGACCAAAGCAACAACAGCAAAACAACGACGGTTGGGTAAACCTCATTACGTTGTTAGGGACCGAAAAAGACAGCAAAACGAAAACGAGTTTCGAGGGCGGGAAACCTCTCAACGAAGAAGAAGCGGCGAACATTTACGCGGAGAACGGAGTTTGTCGTCGAATCATCGAAGCGTATCCCAAACATGGGACTCGCCGTTGGATCGATCTCGAGAACGACGACGACGACCGATTCGGGAAAGAGCTCCGGAGAATCGACGCGAAAAAAGCGTTTAGAGAGGCGGGTATCGAGGCCCGGACATTCGGAGGGGCGTATATTGCGATTTACACCGAAGGCAAAGACAATTTAAAAGAGCCTTTGGACCTCTCGAAGCCTCTTGTAATCGAAGAGCTAGAGGTTTTTTCTCGTTTTGATGCTAAAACTACGGAGAGATACGGGCCGGACGATGGGAAAAAGTCCGGGCGGCCGATGATTCTCGAGTGCTATCGTTGGGACGGTTCACACGCTACAATTCACGAAAGCCGCTTGATTTACTTCGACGGAGCTCGAGCAACTACTCGCCGCCGAAAGCTAAATGACGGTTACGGCGATTCTGTTTTGACCTCTATCTATGAATCGGCCCGGGCATTTGGGGCGACTCTCGGATATATAGAGACTTTGATACAATCATACGACGTTCCGGTCCTTAACGTGTCGGGGCTCGCGAGTGCAATAGGTGGAGGTAACGAGGACCGAATCAAAAAGCGTTTTTCGTTTATGAATTTAGGCCGCTCTCTCTTGAATATGATTGTTCTCGATAGTGAGGAGAAATATTCTCGCGGAGCCGCTTCGTTGACCTCTATCCCGGAAGTGGTCGACCGTTTCGCCTCGAAACTATCCTCCGACTCGGGAATCCCCGTAAAAATCCTCATGGGAACGAGCCCGGCGGGGTTACAATCTACAGGCGACGCCGATATCCGTAGTTTTTACGATGAAATCGCGGACTATCAAGTCGACCAATTCGAGCCAAACCTCGAGAGACTCCTCGAAATTATCGCGACTTATATCCCCTATATTTCACCGGACCGGCCTCCCGTTGTAAAATGGCGGCCATTGTGGGAACCTTCGGAGAAAGAAGCGGCGGAGACTCGCAAGATTCAAGCGGACGCGGACGCTATCTATATCGATAAATCGGTCGTTACTCCGGAAGAAGTCCGGGAGAATCGATTTGTGAACGGCGGCGGCCTAAACACTGCCGTCGAAAGCCTCGAAATGGAGGATATGGAGGACGCGAGCGGCATCGAGGACCCTAACGAGCCCGAGGGCAATATCGAAGAACAACAAACCGAAGGCGGCGAAGATTGAAAGCACCCTCAATGCTCTACCCGATTTTGATCGAAAAGAAGTTCGCCGCGGAATCGGAGCGTTTTGTCGACGCTCTCCGGGCGTATGTGCTCGAGACTTTCGAGCCCGAAATTAGAACTATTTCGGATAGAGCGGAGAGGGAACGGATCGACGACGCGTTCGGCCCCGGCGATGGTCATTGGTCAAGCGATTTACAGAGGACAATAAACAGGCTCAAAGCCAAAGCCGAAGAAATAGCGGCAACGGCGGAGCCTCTCGCGGAATCGGCCTCTTATAAGGTCGACCAGTGGACAAACAAAGAAATTCGAAAGCTCGAGAAGATCCTCCCGCCGGAGTTTTTGGCCGCTAATCCTGCCCGGTATAATCCGGAGAACATTCGGAATAGCCTCCGGAAAGCGTGGTCGAAGAATTACGCGGGCCTCATTACGTCCGTGACCTCAGAAACGGCGACGAACGTCGGGCGTATTGTTTACGAGGGGTTTACTTCCGGGGAGAGTTACGCCTCGATACAAAAGAAGATTCTCGCGGGTGGCCCAATTGAGGCACTCAAAAACCCGCCATTTAACACGGCCCGGAAACGTGCCCGCATTATCGCCCGGGATCAAATCGGGAAGCTCAACGGGCAATTGATCAAAAAACGCCAAACACAACTCGGGATTGACTCGTATATATGGCGGACCTCACTCGACGAACGAGTCCGGGGAAATCCTTCCGGAAGATATCCGAAAGCGGTCCCGAGCCATTTCGCACGAGAGGGGAAAGTATTCAATTGGGACACTCCTCCCGAAGGAGGACACCCCGGGGAGGCGATTCTCTGCCGATGTACGGCGGAACCATATATCGAAGGCGTCACGGGCGAAGGAGGAGAGGCCGGAGTCTCCGGGAAGGCAATCGAACCGGCTCAAAGCCTCGGGAATAAAATCGCGGGTCTAAGAGCGGCGGCGGCGACGGCTCTCAATTTGGCCACCACTACAGCAACGGAAGCTATTCGGGCACTATCTACGGCGGAAGCGGCGGCGAACGAGCTCGGCGTAATCGTCGACGGGATACTCGGAATAGAGGGGGAGCTCGACGAACTAGCAAAGAAAGCGGCGACTCTAAAAATCAAAGAGAAGATAAAGGCGGCCGAGGATGCGAAAGCGGCGGCCGTCGGGATCTCTTTGAAAGCTCAAAAGGCAAAAGCGGCGGCCGAAAAGGTACAATCGGCAAAGGTCGCGACACCGGCAACGAAGGCACAAGCGGCGGCGGCCCTCTCTCATGTATCGAACGTAGAGGAAACGCTCGCGACTCTCGACAAAGTAATCGGGAAAGCTCAAGCGGCACAAGCGGCGGCGGGGGAGAAACTCGCGGCGGCTCTTGCTATGAAAAAGGCGAAAGCGGCCGCAAAGATCGAGGCACAAAAAAACGCTAAAATCGCGAGTACCATCGACGCGAGCGAGTGGAAATATAAGAGCCCTAAACAGGGGTCAAACCCGGGCGGGATCTATGAGGACAAAGCCGGGGCCCGTTATATCGTTAAGGTTATGGATGAAGAACACGCCATTAATGAGCTATTAGCGTCGAAGTTATACAAAGCGGCGGGGGTCAACACCTCCGAAATGTTACTCGTTGACGGGATAGCCTTCAAAGGCGAAAAGGTCCGGGCTATCGCGGGCCGTTGGATCGATGGATTACAATCCGGAGCGGCGGAACTAAAGAGCGGCAAGTTTGGCCCGGGCGGTTACATCGACGGGGCCGGGGTCGATATGTGGCTCGCCAATTGGGACGCCGTAGGGCTCGACATGGATAATATCCTCAAGGATACCGCCGGGAATTTGGTCCGGATCGACGTCGGGGCCGCTATGAAGTTTAGAGCTCAAGGTCAAAAGAAAGCATTTGAATCGGACAAAGTTCCGGAGCTTGAAACATTCGTCAACGGGAAAAATGATCAAATTTCCCCTATTTTGGCGGCGTATTCCGAGGACGATATAACGCGAAGCCTCGAGAAAGTGGCCAACTTTACCGACGAGACTATCGACGAGGTAATCGATACCGTTTGGAAAGGGACAACTCTCTCCGATAAAACGCGGGAGGAGTACCGGGCGGCTCTCAAAGGACGCCGGGACGTAATTCGGGCCGAGTGGGTGAAAAGAGGCGGGCCGAAGCTCTCCGGGGGAACTCTCCCGGGCTCGGAAGCGTTCGCGGCTCCGAAGTCGTTCGACCCGTTCGACGATTACAAGGTCGGAGACCCTATTCCGTTCTTATCTCCGGAGCAATCGGACTATTTTATCGCGAAATACAAGAGCAACGGAAACACCACTATGAAAAACGCCCTTATCGCGAACGGGCTCGAGTCGGATAAAAACCTCATTACCTACCCGGCCGATGTGGTCGACGATGTTAAAGAGTGGCAAGCGGCCGCGGACAAGGCTCTCGAAGGTAAAGGACCATTCCCGAAGCCGCTCGACATTTCGGCAATCAACAAGAAAGTGAAAGCCGCGGAAGATGCGAAGGCGGCGGCACTAAAAGCGGCTAACAAATTGGAGGCAGAAGCTCTCAACAAACAGGCCGAAGCCGGAGCCGATAAAGCCGAAAAGGTCCTCGACATTGCTATCGACGAGCTCTATACAGTCGAGAACTCGAAATATTCAATCGTCAAAAAGAACGCGGAGACGGCTCTCGATATCGTGGCCGAGTCGTTCAAAGCGGCGAAAAAGGCCGAGGTTCTAGGGTATAAAATGGAATGGATTTTCTCGGAGCTACTCAAGACGAAGAGAAACGCGGAGACGCTCCTCGATACCGACGAATACAAGGCGATACAAAAGAAAGCCGTTGGAGCCGTGTCGAAAAAGGCCGTCGTCGTTGGGAAGATCTCCGGAGCGGAGAAAGAGGCCCGGAGGAAAGAACTCGGCAGAGACAACACAAGGCCGGAGGCGGCTCTCTTCACCGTTGACGATCGGCCTTTGATTCATACCGCGGACGGGTTCAATGTTGTGTACGCCGATGATACAAAATACGCAAAGACTCCACAAGAGGCCGGAATACTCGGGGCCGATGGTTACAAGGTTAGAAGAGGAGAGGGGCGGAAACATTGGGCGAGTATAGCCGAGGGTAATATTTCCGGGCCGTGGGTATCCGGTAAAAACAAGGCTCTTTTATCTCGTGACGGGGTGACGGACGCGGACTATGATCCAAAATACAAAGACGCCTACAATGTTTTAAGAGACTACACCGGGGGGAGCTACACCTCGAGAAATAACTATCTCCGCGGGAGCTATAAGCCCGGGGCTCTTACGATTCAAAAATACGAGCGTGAACACAAAGCGGCGGCCGCTCTCATTCGAGAGCATACCGTAAAAAAACCGTTTGTCGTTTGGCGTGGTAGTAATCGCGATTTCATCGACAAGATTATCGCGAAAGAGGGGAAGCGGTTCGAGGATCTCGTCGGGACCGTTTACACCGAACACGGCTTTATGAGTACAACTTCGACTCATTCGGCGGCATTTGAGGAAAATACTCTATTCCGGATCAACGTCCCAAAGGGAGCGAAGGCAATCCCGGCCCGCCATTTGTCACAGATCAAAAATGAGGACGAGTTTATTTTCCCGCCGGAAACTCGATTTTATATTTCGGACGTGCAAAACATAGATTCAAGTGACGACTTGAACAACGGCGGGAGATATTCAAGAATTGTAACGGTCGAAATACTTCCGGAGGTTTAGAAATGGATCAAGTAAAACAAGACGAATTTTTCGACGAGTCGGGCCTCTCGCAGTGCCTATTTTGCACACGTTGGACCGGCCGGGGAATGTGCGAAGCGTATCCGGGGGAGCCGTATAAAATCCCGGTGGTGATACTTGCGAACAAACACGACCATCGAGACCCGTATCCGGGCGACGGTGGTCTCCGCTTTACTCCTTCCGACAAAGAGGGGGCAATCAAACAAGACAAGGCCATAGAACGGGCGAGAGTTGGGTCGATTATTTTTAGAGGGGGGAAATAGTGGCGAACGAGGAGAACGACCGTTTTACGGTTAAAACATTGGGCGAGGCCGTAGCTAGAACGGTCGGGCAATATGCGGCCGAGAGATTGACCGGGCGGATAGTTGTCACTATTGACATGAGAGACGGGGGGATCGGCCGGGCCGGGATAGAGGTCTCGAGCAAGCTCAAACCGTAGAAAATGAAGAAAGCGAGAAAAAAATCTCGCTTTTCTTTTGCTTTCGTGTTATATTTGTGAATGTAACAACGTAGGACACCCCGAGCGGGTAAACAAAAGGCGGATACAATGGAACAGGCGACCAACGACGCGAACCTCAAAGATTTTTGTGTTTATCTCGATAGAGAGACCGGGAGCTATGGAATAGCGGAAGGGAAAAGAACGGCCGAGGCCGCTCTCTCGATCATCTTCAAATACCGCGAGGACCTCCGGGGCTTAAAGGTCGAGGCTATTCTCGATGATATCGCGACGGTTGAGAACGATTTTTACAACACAAACAAGTTCAGACAAGCCGCATACCGTCTTTTGAAGATATGCGAGCCAATACAGGCCGATGAGAAGCTCCTCGAAATGACCGACAGGGAAACCGAAAAGCTCCGTCAAATACTTTACGTCGTTACGGGAATCGACACTCTCTATTCAAGAGGGGACCGCTCTCTCGACGTTCACGAGCTCGACATTACCACTATTGAGAAAATGCTCCGGGCCGCATACTTAAACGGAAGAAACACCGGGAGAACCGGGAATTAATAACGAAGGGCCCGGGGGAAGGTCCTCCGGGCAACTAATCAAAAGAAAAGGGGCCGAAAATGGCTAAATTACCAGATGAAATCAAAGCGATGTTAAACGGACTTCTTAAAAAGAAGATCGAAGAGTCTCCGAAAAAGGTAGTCGGAACACTCACGGACTCGGAAAAGGTCGCGTACCTCGAACTCGACGACCTCCGGGAATCAATCCGGAAACTCGAGGCAAAGCTCGACACAAAGAAAAAACTCTTTTGGGCCTCGATTGAGTCACGTCTCGAAATCTACGACCGTCCGCTCTCGATCAACACGAAAACGGGAGAGATATCAACGAGCGAAATAGACCCCAAAGGTTTTATCGATTCATTGCTCGAAGGTATCCCCGGCGGCGGTTGTGATTGCCCCGAATGTTCAACAGGCAACGAGGACGAATAGTGACGGGCCGCAATTACCGCGACGGCGAACCGTGCGAGCATAAAGGGTGTTTGAATCACCTCTCGCACCCTTGCGAAGGTTGCGGCAGAATTGGCGGAGTCCGAGAGCGTGGCCCTCGCAAATTGGTTTACAGTGACCAGCGAAGCGAGGACGGCGGCTATTTATGGCGATGCAATACCCCGGGACTACTCGAGGAGGCTCTCAAGAACAAGGGGGCGGAGATGTTGGCCCTTCCCTTTAGGATATTCGCCGCAATGCTCGGGGAGGTTGCACAAAGGGCGATAGAACTCGGGGACGTTAAACTCCTCGGGATTTGCGAACGGTTGACGATTATCGAACAAGACGACGAGGAGGTCGAACAGTGCGAGAACTAAAATTTGAGATATTTCTATCCGGCGACAAATGGATAGCACGTGACCACAAAGGCGGGGAGTTCAACGGAGACACCCCGGACGAAGCTCTCACGGGACTACTAAACGAGGATATTATCCGGTCTAATTTGGCATTGGGTAAAACGTGTTCTCTTTGTGTTTGTGGCCATGAATGCGGGAATAAATACAGATGCGATTTGTGGGATGATTCTTCCGAGTTAGGGGAAAGCCCTCCCGAAGGTTGGGAAGAATACAACGAGCCCGGGAATACTTGTAAAGATTTTTTTATGAACTAAGATTTTCGACGACGGCCGGGTAAACACTCGGCCTTTTTTCGTTTGTGATAAAAAATAGTTGCGGGCCTAGCTGTTTTATGTTATATTCTAAAATGTAACACGATTATAGACACCCCGCCGGGGTAAACAAAGGTGTAAAGATGAACAGTTCAAAAGATTAAATAATAATCAAGGCCCGGCGGCGAATGCTCCGGGCCTTTTCCATTGAAACCCCGAAGGGGGAAACGAAAGGGGCCAATCATGGCGGAAGTACTAAAGAAATTTGATTTTGACGGAGCGATAGCGGAATCGGTCCGGACATTCTCCCCGGGGGATTGTTTCCTCGTGGCCGCGAAGCTCAAGACGGCGGCGGTTTTGCATACTCGTAAATACTATGAGGGCGAGAGTGCCGCGTTAGAGTTGCACGACTCCCGGCCGCTATTAGCTTCTGGCCGTATGGAGTGGGTCGGTGTTTGGATTGTTCCGGCAGACAAGCGGAACGGAGTGTCGGACCAGTTCGAGAAAAAAGGGACTATCCCATCAGAGGGAATGATCGCTTTCGCGTCTCGGGAGGTAGGCCCGGAGAAAATCAATGTTTACGCGGCCTTTAATCGCCTTTTCCCGTTCGACGCCCTCGGATTGCATACCGGGCCTCTCGTCGCTGTTAAATTCGGCTCTCTCTCGTGGGAGTATTCGCGTATCAAGCGGAGGAATCTAGCGATTGTTGTCAAAGAATGGGAGAACACGGCAAGAGCAGAAGACCGGGCGGAGATTATTATCGCGGACCCAATTGAAGGGGAACGCGTTCGAGGAATGATCGAGGACGGCAAACTCGAAGCGGCTCGGGGCTTATCTCTCTTTCAACAGAGAAAGCTAAACCTATCGACGGAAGTCACTCAAAAAATGCAAAAGGGGGAATGATGCGGGGCGAACTTATCGTATTAGGCGAACAGGCGAACGACTTCACAGAACGGACGGCGGGGGCTCTTTGGATCACAGAGAAAAACGCAATTGAGGCCGGTTGGACGGTTATCCGTGCGGACTATGGCGAGGATTGGGCCGGAGTCGTTGGGCCCGGGGTTGAGTTCTCGGCGGTTTTGATGGTGTTAAAGATCGAAAATTCTCCCGTTGGGATTTCGGTCGCGTGTAGAGGCGGGACCAATGAAAAAGCGTGACGTAATCTATTTCGTATGTGACGGCCCCGATGAAGAGCATATCTTTTGGAATGCGGCCCCGTTTCCCCGCTTGATGGAGGCCCTTTTATACGTCGAGGATCTCGAGGTCGGGCGGTGGTATCGGATCGAGCGGCACAACTACACAAAAACGAAACGGTTCGAAATTACGACCCCGGATAGCGTGACAACAATCGAAGGACCTAAACAAAAGGCGTGACAATGGCGGAGACAATAGGGAGCATTTCGGTATCTATGGCCGGGCTCAAAAAGAATATTTCGGGATCTTTCGACGAGCTTGTCGACTTGATCAATGAATCGGACAGAATAGATTCATGGGGATTTGACGTTATACAAATAGAGAAGATGGAGTTAATCAAAAAAATTCAATACCTCCGGGCGGGAATTTCGACTCTTTGTTATTCGTTTGTGGAGGACGAAGGAAATCCGGAGTTTTTCCCCGTGGTAGAGTGGAATAGTAAATTAATCAAAGAAGAGGCTAACGAAGATGAAGAGTAAAGTGACTTTAAATATTGGCGGCATAGATTACCCGGTTAAAGACTTCACAATATCTGGAGTATTCGAGCCCCGGCCGCAATGGTTGAAAAACCCCGGGCGTGTAGCGGTGGCGGTGTTCCATTCGCGGAGAATCGAAAATGAAATGTACTTCGGGAAGGGGGCCGCAAGTGGTCGGTAAAATGTGGCATTGTGATTTAGAAACGGGCGGCCTCAATGCTCGCACGTCGGCGATTGTACAGGTCGCGAACATTATCGAAATCGACGGGCTCGAAGCGGGCCGGTTCTCTTCGCTCGTGAGACCATACCCGGGGCTCGAATGCTCCGACGAGGCTCTCGCCATTTCGGGGATACTTCGCGAGGATCTCGAGAGAGCCCCGTCCGAGAAAGAGGTCTTTTTCGAAATGTTTACATGGCTCTCGAACTTTATTTCGAAGTTCGACAAAGCCGACAAAGCACTTTTTACGGGGTTCAATGCTCCTTTTGACGACGGGTTTATCCGGGCCGCTTGTGACCGTCACGGGGAGAAATATCTCGGCTCGTGGAAATGGCCCGACATTTACGACGTTAGAGGAGCGGCGGCGGTGTATTGCCTCCCGTATCGCCATTTACTCCCGGACTTTCAACTCGGAACCGTTTCGGAGTTTCTCCTCCGTGATTTTGATTCGGCGGAAATGGCCGCGACTACTATCGCGAGAAATCTCGGGATACCCGGAACGGGTTTACACGACGCCCGGGTCGATATCGAACTCTCTCGGCTCCTTTTCCACAAGGTCCGACAGCCCTTTCAAATGCGGATCTCTCGGGAAGAGCTCGAGCGTCGTCTCTCTTTCGTTCGGGAGTTCAAACTCGTTAAGGAGGTGAACAAATGAAATTCTACGGAGACACCGGGCAAAAGCCGCCGTTTGAGTTCGACCGACTAACTCCCGGGAGCGTTGACCATCGAATAGCTCCTCACGTCGTGCCGCCTATAAAGGCGGAGGACATAATCCGGGATCTATGTACTAGAATAAAGGAGCTCGAGGACGGTTTTGGAGTCTCTCGCGAAATGTTCGACCATATCCGGGAGACTTTCGGGGCTTACAAATTCGAAACTCAAACGAAGCTCGAAGAGCAAGCCCTCCACATTGAGGCACTCGAAGAGGCAATACTCCGGCCGGATAGCTCGGCGGCGAGATATTGGCGGGATACAATCAAAGAAGAGCGGGCGGCAAAAAATGGTTAGAAATAAGATGCTCAAAAATGAACTAAAGAGCGTAGAGCGGCAACTCGCAGTTTTAAGAATGGGAGGCGTTGGCTCGGCCGATTTATCCGACCTTCTTGACAGAAGGAACCGGCTTTATGATTTGCTAGTTGAATACGAAGCTGAAATAAAAAAGGACGGGACGCCCGGAGAGGCGGGGGAGGTTGAGCAAATGGCTAGAGTAATCGGAAGTATAGGGGAGTTCTGTCTCCCGTTAGATGTTCCGACATTTATAAGAATTTCGGAAGTGTTTCAAGATATCGCAAAACAAAAGGGCGGCCGGGCCATTATAATGCCGACTATAAACCCTATGAGGCTAGAGGTGTATTTCGACAAAGGAGAATAAGGCAAAAGAATACAAACGAATGAAGCCCGGGGGAAAACTCTCGGGCTTTTGCTTTTCAATTGGTCATGTTTTGCTTTGCATTTGGTTAGCAATTGCAAAGCATTTGCAAAGCAAAACGCGAGCATTTCGACAGCATAGCTTTTTTTATTGACAAAAAAAGCGAAATGACCGTATATTTTACTTCGAAAGCTACCCCGGCAAATTGGCAAACGGGAAGAGGCGGACAAAAAAAGGGATTTCGACCTCCTCGTCGTTCCCGGTTTTTGTTCGCCTTTTCTCATTTGAAAGGCAAAAAATGAAAAGATACGACTCGGCCGAGATTACGGGAAAAATCGAACTCACTCCCGATGGTTACATTAAGGCAAAAGCCGTTGTGACCCGGGCGGGAACATTCAAATACAAAAACAAAGACGGATCTATCCGGGTAGAACTTCGCAAAGACGAGGAAGTATTCCGGGGCGAGACGCTCGAATCCTTAAAAATGATCCCCGTTACAATTGGACACCCTACGGAGTTTGTGAACGCAAAGAACGCGAAATCGTTGTCGAAGGGTTTAACGGGCGAAACCGTAGAACGACGCGGCGATGAATGTATCGTTTCTCTGTTGATTACTCACGAGGACGCTATCAAAGCCGTTCAAGGAGGCCGCCGGGAGCTCTCTCTCGGCTACGATGTGGCAATCGACCCAACTCCGGGAACGTACAAGGGCGAACGATACGACAGCGAACAAACAGATATTATTTATAATCACCTCGCAATAGTTGACCGGGCCCGGGCGGGCTCTCGGGCTTGCCTTCGTTTCGACGAGGACGACGCCTATCGGGTCGACGACAGCGAACAACTCGGAAGAGGGAAAACGATGAAGGTTGAAATTAACGGCGTAATGGTCGAAGTTGAAGACGCTATCGGCTCGGCGTATCTCGCACAAGCGAAACGTGCGGACGATGCGGAACTCGCGGCGACGGCGGCACAAACGGCGGCAGACAAAGCACAAGCGGCGGCGGATGCGGCAGAAGAAAAAGCAAAAGCGGCGGAATCTCGCGTCGATGCGGCAGACATTGAAAAAATCGTCTCGGCTCGCGTTAGACTCCACAAAATCGCGGCAAAAGTAATGGACGCTGCGGACCTTGACAAGCTCAACGTAAAAGACGAGCGGGCCCAAATGATCGCCATTATCGCAAAACGTCACGACGGATTCACCGGCGAAGGCAAAAGCGACGACTATCTCGCGGCTCGTATCGATTTGATCGACGACGAAAAGCCGGAGGGCGACTCAAAAGCTCCAAAGGCTACACAGTTCCGCAAAGATGGGGACGACACGAACAAGGACGCCGGGGATATGGCCGCGGCATATAACAGACAATTCACCCAATACGGCAAAAAGCCCGATCAGAAGTAAGGCGGTATTCAAATGAACCTTTTTACAGGTAGTTATTCGGCAGATATGGCCCCATTTGCTCCGGGCCAAAAATTCGACATTGGATTCGACCACGTTGAGACCGGAATCGCGGCCGAGGCCCTCGATTTTGGCGACGCGGTGGTAAAAAATAGCGACAATCGCGTAAAACTCCCGGCGGCGTCCGGCGACAAATTCCGCGGTATCGTATTGAAATCGCATACGGTAGAGACCGGCAAAGGCTACACAGCCAACGACCCGGCTCCGATCCTTCGACAGGGGCGGGCGTCCGTTACTACTTCGGGAGCCGTTACGATGGATGCGACCGCATACGCGGACGTCTCGGCTCCGGGTAAATTCACGACCACAGCGACCGGCAATATCGCGACCGGCGGAGTATTCCGCTCGGATGTGGCCGCGGTCGGCGGCGGTGTTGCAATTCTTGAAATCAATCTACCGTAACAAAGAAAGCGGGTAAAAAACATGAAACCGGATAAAATCCTAACCCAACACCTCGACGCGAACGAAACCGCTCACTTTGAGGAACAGCTCAAATATGTTAAAACCGAAACATACGACCGTCTCTATCCGGAGTATGGTCTCTTTGCCGGTGGCTATTTCCCTATTTCTTACGAAGTCCCGGACACGGCGACGAGTATCGAAGTACGTTCATTCGACCGGACCGGAATCGCGTCAATTATTACCGATTACTCGGACGATTTGCCTCGTGCTGATATCATGGGAGTAGCGGACACAGTGCCAATTCGCCCGCTCGGGTCGTCTTACGGCTACAGCGTCGACGAAGTTCGTATCTCTTCGAAAACCGGCTCGCGTCTTGATGCTCGTAAAGCGGAAGCGGCTAAACAGTCAATTTTCGCTCGTATGAACGACATTATGTTTAAAGCTCGCCCGGAGACTCATGCGAAAATGACAGGTATCCTGTATACGGCGGGTATCCCCGTTACAGTTCTTCCGAATAACGCGGCGGGAACCTCTAAAAAATGGGCCGACAAAACAGCGGACGAAATGCTCGCGGATCTCAAAACAATGAGTCAAGCGTCATGGAAACTCACGAACGGCGTAGAACGTCCGGACACGATTCTCCTCCCGCTCGAAGCCTACGGCGAATGTTCGACCCGTCCCCGCTCTACACAGAGCGACACGACGGTCCTCGAGTTTTTCCTCAAGACTTCGCCGTATATTACCCGCGTTGGTACTATCGCGGAGCTCGACAGCGTTACGCCTCGCCCTTCACAGGTTGCCGGGTCGTCGTCGGTTGCTCTTGTTTACAAGAACGACAAATCGAAATTTGCTTTCGAGATTACTAAACAGTTCGAACAGTTCCCGGCTCAAGAGCGGGGCCTCGAGTTTGTGGTCCCATGTTTGGCAAAGACAGCGGGGCCGGTTGTATACTATCCTCTCTCGATTACCATTTGGGAAGGTCTTTAAGAACTTCGGGCTTTTGCCCTATATG